CGTCTAGGCAAAAGGGCGCCGACGGGTTCCTCGGAAACTTCCGGATTGTTCCTATTTCTGGTGCTAGATCTGTAGTAGTTAATTAACTTGCGCGCAAACGTATTTTCGGAACCAGGTTTCGTCGGTGGAGCAATATTGGGCTCCAGACGTTTGTCTTCTTCGTCCTGTTGCTTGGTGGCAAAACGCTTATCCTTGGTGGCCTGGACGGATAATTTCAAAACGAATTCTTCAGTGGATGCTCCGGTTTTTGTAAATGGATACAACTTAAACGAACTGTCACTCGTGTCGTAATAATAGATGGAAACCTTGATGGCTTCCATGACAGGTATCGTCTTTTGAACGCCAAATCTATCATTAATAGAACTCATCACGTAGTTTGTGGGACTCGCTCCGGCCAGTGCCGGGACGATCAAAGAACCAGTGTAGGCAAAGTTCAGATTGGTTTCACCAGACTCTGGTGGATTGTCCACGGTGTAGATCCGATCGGTCAAAACACCATAATTTGGAACTTCCAAAACCACATAGTAGGCATGAACGTTGCCATTGACCTGCGATGACGTTCCGTTGATATATGGGATGGACGCCGATACAAAGTTCATGGACTCAATTCCATAAAGGGGTGTACTGAGATAACTGGTGAAGTTGTTAGCATCGGTTGTGGCTCTGTCTTTTCTGGTTGAACTGTCGATAACGATGTCGTAACTTGACATACTCTATTATTAGATTGCTTTTTTTCAATGAAGAAATCACGGAGGTCCAGGTCGTCCAACTCTTCGCTGAAAACATCATCAAGCTCCGAGTACTCAACCTGGGGTTTCAAAATCTGAACGCTCTCCTCATGTTCCAGTGGGACCAACGATTTTTCGGTATCGGACTCGGTCTCACTGGAAAATGTGGCATATTCGTCTGGGTCGTATTCATACCCTTCCATGGGTTCTACCAGACACTAGAGTTTTTCAACGAGAACAAATGACGCGCTCCCCTATAGGATCGAAGTAACTCTTATAGGGAAACTGTGGATTAGCCAGACCAATTCCACCAGGCATTATTACTATTAGCGTCTAGAATTTACGGCGCTCTTTAACATCATCTCAAGTTCGGTCTCGGGTTCCCAGTCAGTCCACTCGCGGACCGCCTGGTTTACCTCCAGATAGCGTTCGTCGTCGCCGTCGTACTCGCGGAACTCGTCGTCGAACCCCATGTCGCACTCTTCCACCACCATGTCGTCGTCCGTCTCCCACCCTTCGTCCGAGTCGTCGTCACTTCCTTCTGGCAGTATGGATCCGTAGACCCTTCCGACCATCTTCATGGCGCTCCACTTCATACCGTATTCCATGTCCAGTGCCGTCACGATGCTCCTTCCGGTGGCCTTGCAGTATTCCGCGGCCACAACCACGGCAGTCTCCAGAACAGGCTGAATGGCGTTCACGGCCGCATCAATGATTTGCTGCTCGCGACTCATTATTATTTTTTAAAATGTCCCTTTCCTTTAAGTGAGGATCATGCAGAAGCCTCCAGTTGAATTCCGTGGAGACACGGGGATTGGTGCCCTAACTGGTATCAGCGCCATTGGTACCAGTGAAGAAATGTTATACAACGACGTCCCCACAATGATAAATAATTTTAACGAATACACCAACACAACACCTTACTACAGATTTTATACACCCGTTTCTACTAGTTTTTTGGGACAAGAAATACGTCACGTATTCAATCCAAAAGAGATGGGAGATCTCATGACCGGTTTTATGCTGAAATTCACATTCCCAACTACGTCCGTGCCATCACCTTGCGTTCAAAATTTAGGTCTCTCTATGATAGAACGAATTGATTTATTTATCAATGAAGAAAAGATTCAAACACTGAAAGGAGATTGGATGTCTATTTATGAAACAATGCATTCTTCAAATCAAGATAGGGAAAACATTCTTGGAATAATGCACAACTTTGGTACAACTTATGATCAAAAAGGTATAGTAACATCTTATCCAAAAGATTTGTACTATCCAATACCATTTTTCTTCAACAATCATTATAATGATTCGAACGTTGATACAACCTCATTTCGGCCTCCACTTCCTCTATGTGCGCTGTATAATTCTAAAATTATGATAGTGATTAAATTTTTAAATTTAGAGGACATTGTTCGAGACACATCTGGGTTTTCATCTGGTGCGGATCTTTCAAATTTTACGTTTGTGACCGAAGAAGTAAAATTATCGGAACAAGAACGATATTCCTTTTTATACAAAAATGTGAATTTTCCAATTGAAAAGGTAAGTGATGAAAGCGTAGAATTAGAACCCAAGGCGCTAGAGGTGGCATATCGCTATTATTTTAATAGTTATTACACATCTAGAGCAATATTTTGGACTTTCAAATTAGAACAAGGTCTGCCTTACAATCCTGATTTTTACAGTCCCATTACAAAAGCTAGAATAAATTTATTGAGCAAATCGGATAGAAGTGAATTTGAAAATCCATTATTTTTTAAAGAATTTCAGTCTTATATCCACGATTTTTACAATAATGGCGTGTTTTATTCATATAGTTTTTCTGAAAATCCTTTGAAGGTTGTATATGGAGATTATGAATATGTAACACCAAGGCCACAGAGTGCTTACATTGATATGTTTTACTCGGCGGCGCCCGTCGGATTCAGAAATTTTTCCGAAATTCTCGGAACTTCTTCATCCAGTTACACTTACAGTTACAACAATTTATTTCTCGACACAAGTCTGGATCTTACTTCATTGGACACGGGTGTCTACAGTACACTTAAAACAAATAGCGGTTACATTGGGTTGCCTACGACAACGTATAGCTCAACTGACAATGAATTTCCGTGGGATGTACGTTTCAGTCCCTCCGGATCATTTAATATTGATTCGTCGTCTTCGGTAAACATTAATACCGCAATTGAAGCATTTCCTGTTTTACCTGGTACAAAAATGATACTTACTTTTTATTATTTGTCTGTAGTTAATTTAAGTGTAAAAAATGGCACGGGATATATAAATTAGCGATATCTTGGATATTCTATTCCAGTATTATCAAATACCAATTTTGAAACACCATTTTCTATATAAAGCAAATTTATAGAAAGGGGGAATATTTTAAGTTTTATCGCGTCTTCATTTTTTCCTTTGGTATCAAATCTGAAATATGGGTTTATCACATTTGAAAAATTTATAGATCCATTTGGTTTAGAAATGTTCATGGGATCTTTGCAAAGCGCGAGTGCATATATGTAACCACGATATGCATCTTGTCCAAATAGAATATTTTGGTTAGAACCGGGAAAATGAGAATAATATTGAAACCCTCTTAGAAATTGAAATGTTCCTACTTCTTTTTGCAATATTAAATTATCGTCTAGTTTTATTTCTAGTGAATTTAAAAAATCATTGTAATCAAGAGTAGTTTCTTCATATGTTTGTAGTTCACGTGAATAATCAAATGGCGTTGTTGTTTCAGTCGAAGTATTTTTAAAAGTGAAAAAGAGAGCTTTCACGGGATTATTTATATAAGGTTTTAGTACAAAAACTGAATCGCCCGTATACTCTTTTTCTGAAGATTGAAATTGTTCAACGGGGTAAACTAATGGAGTTTTAATTAGCGAATCAACAATTTCTTTTGGTGCATAACCATATTCTATTCGCAGACTAACATTTGCATTATTATTTCCATTATCGACGCCGCCCCATCGCTGCGCGTCTCTTATTCCCACGGCAACTTCAACTTCGTGCAGTCTTAAAGCGCATAATGGAATGGCCAAATTTGTCTTTCCGTGGAACCAGAACTTAAGAGGCACCTGAAGGCGATAGGTTCGTGGAAATTGATCCGTGTCTGTAAAAGGAAATCCGGGTCCTCCTCCCAGCATTCTATAAAGCTGAACAATTGAAAATGATTCTTTTTCTGTATTTTCTACATTTAAGCGTAGATTTAAGGTTTCACCCGACTCTTGTTGAATCGTAGTTCCGCCGATACTCAATGACGCGTAATCAATCATGGCATGTGCCTGATTCAACCTGGTGCTTTGAGTACTTGTGTAGTCAATCAAAAGATACATTTTCGTGATAAAATCACCATGTCTTGGTACCATGAACTTTCCACTTGACCCATAATTAATATTTATCGGTTCCGTGTCAAAGCTCTGAGTAAGAAAGTTACATTTTTTTGTAAACACAGCTTTGAATGGAGTTTCCATTATTCTAATAACTAATTATATTTTATCCACAGTGATATGTACACGCGACCACTTCCGCGTGATAAACATTTCCAGTGTTTGATAAGTATTCTTCTTTTGTAATTGTCGAAAGAGTTTTATCTTCTGACATCGAAAGAAACCGTTTAGCGTTCGTGAAATCACAATTTTGTAAAATTTTTGCTACCGTGTAGTTCATTTGCGTGTCATCCAGTTGTTTAACTCCATAACCAGATAGGGTTGATGAAGTAATATAGTCTCCCGATGTAAATGTTCCATTTTCATTTGTAACCCATACTGTACCGTTACCAACTGCATTATAGTGTCCGTCGCCATTCGAAACACCAAAGACATTTGGATCATTTTCAATGTCGGATAATTTTACATTTGTTAATATATCATTTACGGAATTTATTATTGGCGATGAAGTTGTATCAACAGACACAATTAAATCTTTTTCAATTACGTTACTTGAAATAGCACCATGCATTCCTTTAAATGATAGAAAACTAGAAGCGGACATGGTGCCATCTTCATTTACAGTAACATAATTTGTTGGATTTGTAGTTATGACACCCATTCTCATTAGATTACTTGATGCCGTTTCATGCAAACCCAAAAAAGCTCCATAATCATCTTGATATTCTGTAGAATTGAATTTAATTACGGGGTTTCCGTGATTTGTGTTGTTTATTTCTGCAATAGTAATTTCAGGAGGTACAATTCCCGGTACTTCGGTAAATGTAGTTGCATATGAAGGTGTTCCATAAAAAGGACTTACGTACCTTATGAATATATTGGATTCTGATACTATTGCTTCTGTTCTATTATCAATATCTCCAGGACCTAAACTATAATCTGAAACAGGACCGTCAAATTTTATTTGTGTGAATCTAACTGCATTGCTGTCCGCATCACCGCCAGTATAGTATATTTTATTATCATTTTTTATTATTCGTCCACTCAAAAGTAATTCATTAACGTTACTTGCTCCTTCTCCGATAGCAGCTGTAAAAGTTGTTCTATTTGTACCCGGTCCCGAAGTTCCTATTCCAAGTTGTCCCCAATAGTTATCTCCGGTTGAATAAATAGCACCACCCTTTCTTATATATAGTACCTTACCCCTATAGAGGTTTTCGTTAAATGCAACTTGATCAACTCCAGATGTTCCTTCACCATCTGTTAATTGATGAGTAGTTATAAAAGTTCCTACAGGAACACTCGAAATCCCAAGTTCACCATATTCATTGTATCCACATGTGTATACAGCATTATTTTTAATTATTGCTGTAGATTTTGGAGATGCAGCAATAGCTGAAACGTCGCTAGCTCCATTTATTAAAAGTGTAGGTGTACTGACAGAAGACTGATTACCTATTCCCATAGCTCTATAGGAATTCGAACCAATACCATATACACTTCCATCTGATTTTAGAAATAAAGCAAAACTATCATTAAGAACAACATCTAGTACATTGTTTATTGAAGTTATTTCTTTAAAAACGAGACTCGTTGATATACCAGTAATCCCACGTCCAGAATAGTATATTTTTCCATTATTTTTTAATGTAATCGTAGCACTTTCACTCGTTGCGAGTTTCACCACACCCGAGGTACCCTCACCTAAACCTTTGACAAAAAATTTAGTCGATACTTTATTTCCCGTACCAAGCTGTCCATCTTCATTATCTCCACAACCATATACACTGCCATCTGTTGTTATTACCAATACAGATGTAACATATATTGTTCCAAAAATCAATTTTGAACTTATGTAAACTTTTTCAATTGATAATGGCGTTGAAGTTACAACATTTGAATAATTAAAATCAAAAGATACACCTGTACTTATAGTTAAATTACTTGTAACTATATCAGTTTCATCTATAATCATATTAGAAGATGAAATTAAATTACCGTAAATGTCGTCAGCATTGTAGTTTTTGACATTAATTGAAACTGAACCTTGATTATCTATTTTAAAGGTGTCTTTATTTCCAGATATAGTTGAATCGTATACCGGTTGAGATATATAAAAATAATTACCCGTTGTATTATCAATACCCATATCAATATGAGAAGTAGAACCAGGTATTTCACTTGGATTCACGCGTAGCCTCAATTGTCTGGAGTCTATAAGTGATTTTTTGTCTGAATAATTGCTGTATATTTCGAATGGGACGTTTGTTGTTTCCGTATTACTTATGAAAATTTGCCCTTCTACTTCCAATGGATGGTTTAAACCTATACCTACATAAGTCATTTAACAATAATAAATATAATATTAACCACAATGATACGTACAACCAACAAATTGTGCTCTATATGATTTTTCATCATATTGTTCTTTTGGTATAATTACAAGTTCATCATTATTTGTTACGGATAGATAACGTATCACATCGTCTTCAAAATTACAATTTTGTAATATTTTTCCAACTGTATAATTTTTCATTTTATCATCATTTTGTTTCTGACCATATCCTGGCAAGGGTGAGGTTGTTATATAATCTCCTGCACTAAATGATCCATTTATATCGGTTACCCATATTCCTCCTTCACCTAAAGCATTGCATTTATCATTTCCAGATAAAACACCAATAACACATGGATCCATTGACACATTTGAAAGATGTACATCTGTTAATCTTTTTCTAATCGTGTATGATTTATTTGATACAATCAAGCCATCTTCAAAATCCGTATCCATCGTACATCTATGTGCTCCAGTGAACGGTGTAAATACATTAGCAGTTATGTATCCACCTAAACTGTCAAAAATTACGTTATATCCTTGATTTATAGATGTATGTAAAGCATTTTCTTGATATTTTAATTTTAAATTTGATGTTGTTCCATTAAAATCAATGACTGGAAAAAATAGTCCATTTGCATTGAAAATAGTTGTTGGATAAGAATACTCTGAAAAAAAAGCTTTAAAGCCATTTGTATTTTTGAAAGATCCTAGAGATAATTCTCCACTGGAATTTAATCCTGTTCCGAATATTACGCCATTATTTTTTAACATTAAAACGCCGTACTGGAACCTAGATAAATATTTTACATCTGTTGCGGAAATGGAAGTTGTTCTGAATACGGTTGAACTTGAGCCTCCGCCAAGTTGCCCGTACGTATTATTGCCGGTCACATAAAATACGGTGTCAGTTGTCTTTTTTATGTATTGAAAGTTAACCCCATTGTAGACATCTTCTACATTTTGTGTTATTGTTGTGAATCCTTCTACATAATCATTAGAACCATAACCCAATGAACCCGAATTGTTGAGGCCCGACGATACTAAATCTCCATTATCAAGAACTATTGAACTAGAACGAAATCCCACAGATATTTTTTTTGCATTTTGTATTGGTGTAGTATTATATGTATAATTTTCCCATGATATTTGTGTATAATTGTTATTGATTCCAAGTTCTCCATCGTCATTTCTTCCCGTTCTTATTATTGAACCATCACTTTTTAACGCCCAAGATGATTCTTCATTTACAGCTATATTTGTAATATTTGTTACATTAGGTGTTGTTATTAAAGAAAAAACTTTTAGATAGTCGTTTATCCACGATGGAACACCACTCACGCCGGAATCTATAAAACCATCAATATAAAGGTCAGTACCTTTTCTTATCAAAATGAATCTATCTGTGGGTGCTAATTCATCTATACCAGTCAACTGAGTAATCGCTGTAAACACTTCTACATTTCTGTTAGACGATATACCTGAAGTTATATATACCCCGGTATTTAATAATATATGGGAAGCACGTCTAGATAATGATACCTGAATTGCGTTTGTTATAGCAGACCCCGAATAACTAAGTTGTGTATAAGCACTTATTGTAGTTGAAATAAACCCCAATTCACCAAAAATAGAAGTACCACAACCATATACTTCATTGTTACTTGTTAAAACTAGATTTGCTTCATTACCTGTAGATAATGATACGACATCGAGTCCAATTGCAGATGGTACTTCTGTAAATTTTGTAGTATTTTGAGAAAGACCACTGATTCTGCCATCACCGGCAGCATAAACTTTTCCACCTGTTGTAATTATAGATGTATGATAATTGAGCAAAGGACTAGAAAAAAGACCAGTAACACTGTTTGCAACTGTACCACTCACTGATTGAAAAGTCGTCACTGATAAATTAACCGTTCCTATACCAAGTTGTCCGTAATTATTTTTACCGCAAGCATATAAATTACCATCACTAACTATATAAGAACTATCACTAACACAAGCAAAATGTGTAACATTCGGGAAATCTACAAGTTTTGTAAATGTATTTCTATTATCTGTATCTCCTAATCCAAGTTGACCATACCGATTAGACCCAGTAATCCAAACGTAATTATCAGATGTTTTAACCATTACGTGATATCGCCCAGTATTGATTTCGGTGACGGTTAATGGCAACTGAACATTTATACTTATAGGAGCACTATAGTATACAAGTTGTTGTAATGGTTTATTCCCGTATGGCGCTTTGTATCCAAGTTGATAGAATTCTGTTTGTCCCATTCCATAAACAGTTCCATCATTTTTTAGAATTAATTGATGCTCGTCTCCAGAAAATCCTGCAAACGATATATCAGCAACATTATCTATTTCTACATATTTACTAAACACTGCATAAAAATATTCCGAACGATATATATTATCATCAGTTCCAAGAAAATATGTATTATTGACTGCATAAGGAGTTGAATATAATGCGGCAACATTACCACTTATCGTGCCAGTAATCGATTGAAAAGTTGAGTAAGTTGTACCGGACGAACGACCTAAACCAAGTTGATTATAATCATTTTGACCGCAAGCATATAAAACATTACTTTTATATACAAAAGAAGAGTCACCGACACAAGCATATAGTTGAGGATTATCAAATTCCGGTATGTTTGTAAATGTATTTAAATCTACATTACCGTTGTCTAATCCAAGTTGGCCAAATTGATTAGAACCCGTTACATAAAATTTGCCATTTTCGTCTACAGCCATGGCATGATTTCTACCAGTCACTACATTTGATATTGATATGTCATTTATACTAGAAGTTGTTTCATATTTCAATATATTTCCATTTCTAACAAATTCGGATTTGGGTACTACCGGAAAATGGTTCTTAACTACCAAATCATTTATATATCCATTATTTATATTAAACTCATTTTCTATTGAAATTGTATGTAATGTTTTTATATTTCTATTTTCGTCTATTGTAAAAACTCTATCTCCTGTAGTGGAAGGATGAAAAACCGGATTTGTTATAAAAAAAACATTCCCATGCTGATTGTCAATTCCCATATCAATATAGGATTTGGAAGACAATGTTTCTGATGGACTGACTGATAATCTCATTTGTCTTGAATTTGTTATTGAACCCTTTCCAGTATAATCACTATAAATTTCAAATGGAACGCCTTGTGATGTCGAACCTTGTTCCAAATTACTTATTAATACTTGTCCGTCTATGAATCCCGACATTCTTAATTTTTAGTAATATTTTTATTATCCACAATGATACGTACATGCGACAATTTGTGCTCTATATGAATTCTCATTGTATTGTTCTTTAGTTATCGTTGCAAGTATATTATCTGTTGTTATAGATAAATAACGTATATCACCATTTTCAAAATCACAATTTTGTAATATTTTGCCAACCGTATAATTTTTCATACATTTATCATTTTGTTTTTGTCCATATCCAGATAGATTTGAAGATGTTATATAGTCACCTGCCGTGAACGTCCCATTTATATCAGATACCCATATCGAACCATCACCGATGGCATTGTAATAATTGTTACCAGACGATACACCAAAAACACATGGGTCCATTGGTACATCTGAAGGTTTTATATGAGGTGTTGCTTGATTTATACTTAACTCTTGTAATTTTTTACTAGAGTCAACTGACACTATCTTACCCGATTCTATAGTATCGTCGTGTATTCCTTTATGGGCACCGGTGAAAGAATTATATCCACTTGCCGTAACATCACCAGCACTATCTATTATTATTTCTTCACCTAAATAAATCCCATTGGAAAAATGGTTTATATAAAAATTGCTTATTATAGTATCGTCAATTTTATGTGAAACATTAAAACTACTTGAAGATAATTGCTTATTGAATAATTCTAGTACGATATTATCATTATCTTTTGTTGTATTAGTTGTAATTCCATTTATTGATACAAGATTGGAACCTACATCTCTATTTACAACATCATCAATAAAAGATATTCGCATGTCTTCGCCTCGCAATGCATTATTAATAGTAAAATCGTTACATGTTGCGCTTTTAAAAAATACATTTGAGTTTGGTGTTTCTAATAATAAATTATTATCTATCGAAAAAATTCTATCACCAGAAACAGTTGAATCAAATACGGGCCGACTTATAAAAAACACATTACCGTATTGATTGTCTATTCCCATGTCAATGTGGGCGGTTGAGGTGGTCGTTTCCGACGGCGTGACCCTAAGCCTAAGCTGCCTTGAATCGGTGAGTGTTCTCTTTCCTGTGTAATCGCTTAAAATTTCAAAAGGAACTCTTTGACTCCTCTTGCCACCTTCAACAGCTTCTATGCGTACTTGACCTGATACTTCAAGATTATGGTTTGGATTATCGACACCAATGCCGATATACGACATATTTTAAAATATAGCAATGTTTTAAGAGAGGGGATATGGTCGAACCTCCAATTGGATTCCATGGAAAAACGGGCATCGGTGCATTGACTGGCATCAGCGCGGTTGGACAGCAGGACACATTCCTATATTCTAAGGAAACGTCTTCCACGACATACAATCATAAATCATTTACCCAAACGACACCATACTACAGATACTATAAACCCATTCAAACTAAGTTTTTGGGTCAAGAGATACGCCACGTATTCAAACCAAAAGAAATGGGTGATCTTCTCACGGCTCTGATGCTTAAATTCAAGTTCCCAACGTCCATCGAACCCGTTTCTTGTTTATATAATCTTGGCGTTTCCATGATCGAACGTGTGGACCTCATAATAGGTGGCGAAATAATACAATCACTGGAAGGAGATTGGATGTCAATGTACGAGTCTATGCATTCTAAAAATCAAACTAGAACCAATACACTTAATCTTATGTTTAATTTAGGAAAAGAATACAATCAACAAAAAATTTTGACTCCGTATGATACAAATCAAGTATTATTTTTTCCCATACCATTTTTCTTTAACAGTCATTACACGGTTAATAATGTTGACACGACATCATTTAAAACTCCCTTGCCCTTGTGTGCACTCAATACAGAAATAACGGTTGTTATTAAATTTTTACCATTTCAAAGTATAATTTCGGATACTACTCAATTTGGTCCCAACCCGGATATAACAGATTTTTTGTTCATCACAGAAGAAATTGTACTTACAAACTCTGAACGTCTATCTATTATGTCTATTCCTCAAACTTATCCAATTGAAAAAATAGTAACCGAAAGAGAATCACTGCCAATATCACTGGACAGATCATACAGATATTATTTGAATAGCCTGTATTCATTTAGAGCAATATTTTGGAATTTCAAATACGAGCAAGGAGATTTGTTTAACCCGGAGTACTACACCCCAATCAAACAGGCCAGAATTGATACACTTGGAAAAACAAACAGAAATGAATTTCAAAATCCATTATTTTTTCAAGAATTTCAATCATATATTCACGATTATAACAACCACGGCACATTCTACGGATATTCATTTTCAGAACAACCGTTGGTCGTGATAAGTGGAGACTATGAGTATAAACCACCGAGACCTCAATCTGCGTATATCGAATTTACGTACAGTGCAGCTCCGGTAGGATATATACTATGGTCTGAATTTTTCAATCAAGGAGGGCAAAATTTTGATCTCAGCTATAACAATATTTTTCTAGACACGAGCGTTAATTCAATTTTAAGTTTTAATTCAGGACAGTATTCAAACTTCAAAACAGATTTGGTGCGCATCGGAATTCCCACAACTTCTTATTCCGATACGACAAATTTATCTGATCCATACATTATGCGCTTTGAACCATGGACAGATGGCGGAAACATCAAAGTATCTTCCACGAGCTATGTAAATATAAACTCGAATACATTAGCATTTCCTTTGTCACCTTCGTCAAGCATTAATATGAAAATATTTTATTTAACCATCGTGAATTGTCTTTTTAAAGATGGTAACGCCGTAATTATATAAAACGAGGTGGTAAATTATTCTTGTAAGGAAATGTCATTTTAGCAATGCCATTTTCTATATAAAGAAAATTTGAACTGAGTGCATACAATTTTAAATTTATTTCATCCGCATTTTTTCCTTTTGCGGATATTTTAAAAATTTGATTTTTTATACAAGAAAAATTAATTCCACCGTTGGGCACGGCGCGATTCATTGGATCTCTGCACAACGCTAGTGCATAAATGTAGCCACAATATCGTTCGTAAGGTCCCAAAATATTCTGTGTCGCGCCGGGAAAGTGAGCATAATATTGAAATCCTCTTAACATCTCGAATGTTCCAGCCTCTTTGGGCATCAATAGTTGGCCATCTAAATCAAGTTCAAACCAGTTCAAGAAATCATTTTCATTTACACTTTTTTGTATGGCTATTTCACGACTATAATCAAATGGTGCAGTCACTTCCGTTTCTTTATTTTTGAAAATTAAAAATAATGATTTTATAGGATTTATAAATGTAGGTTCGATTGTAATTACATTATCGTTCGTATATTTATTTGAATAGTATTGAAATTGCTCAATAGGTAAAATAAACGGTTTTTTAGATAGCGAAATCATAATTTCCTCGGGGACATAACCATATTCTACTCGCAGAGTTGTCTTTATGTTCTTAATACCCGAATCTACGCCGCCCCATCGTTCGGAATCTCGGATTCCAACTTCGACTTCCACTTCTTGGTATCTTAATGCAAAAAGTGGAAGTGCTAGATTTATTTTCCCATGAAACCAAAAATCAAGTGGAATTTGCATACGGTATGTTCTAGGATACTGAACCGTATCGGTGAAAGGGAAATCGGGTCCTCCCCCCAACATCCGATAAAGTTGTACGATTGAAAATGTTTTATCTTCCACTTCACTCACATTCAGGCGAAGATTTAGCGTTTCTCCGGATTCTTGTTGAATGGTCGTCCCACCAATTATCAAGGATACGTAATCAATCATGGCATGTGCCTGATTTACAGATGCGCTTTTTGTACTTTCGTAGTCTAGCAAAAGATACATGCGTGTTAAAAAGTCACCGTGACGAGGTATCAAAAATCTCTTGTTTGATCCAAAATTTATATTTTGTGATATTGTATCAAAACTTTGTGTAACGAAGTTGGTATTTTTGGTAAACACCGCTTTGAATGGAGTCTGAACCATATTCTAATATCACAAACCTTTATTTTTTCTCAATAATTTCGAGAATTTTGTTCTTTACCGCCTCGTAACTCATCCGAGATCTCACCTCGGCCTGTACCCATTCGGAGGTCGTTTCTAGATCATCATTGTAGACCTTTTCCATTCCTTCAATCGTTCCCGTTACACTTGGCTTGACCCACCAAGCACTTTGCATGTGATTGAAGTGTCGCTGGACGGGTGGCACTGACACTCCATACCAACAATAGTCGTGCATGGCACCAAATCTCGTGGTAACCACGGGCAACCCGTAGTACTGCGCTTCGAGCTGTGGAATTCCGAAACCTTCCGAGCACGAACCACACAAGTACATGTCGGAGCACTTGTACATTTTTTGAAGTGTAGTTTCATCAAGCGTATTCTCTGTAAATTTTATGGCGTGGTCCGGTATTCCCAGCGTCTTCACGAGCAATGGGACGTCATAAACTCGCGCGTGATTGAGCGTAGGTGCGTGCACCCACAACAAGGCTTCTGGGTGTTTTCCATGAAACTCCTTGAACGCCATCAGCGTCGTATCCAGCGATTTCCTTCCACTCTGCTCGTAGTTCCCTGCTAGCGTGCATATCACGTACTTGGTATCATCAATGTTGAAGTCCTTTCTGATTTTAGACTTGGTCTCCGTCGGAGGAAGAGATGTATTGAATTCAATCACGTGAGGAACTACGTAGGTGTCCCTTCCCATCTGACGTTGAACTCTTTCGCGAGTCGACGGACACAGTGAAATAATGTGCTTGATCTTTCCAAGAGCCGCTACGGTAGGTAAATCGATCGGTTCATAGTGCAACGGAAACCACAAATAGGATGGACATGAAATAATTTCCGGCGTATTTGATTCCAGTAAAAATATGTCCTGTAGGAAGAAAATAGCATCCGCGTTGGTCCTCTTGATGAATTCATTGATATCTGAAATTTTGATTGCGCAAGGAAATTTTTCATATGGCCCTAGAATAAAGTTTACCATGGGATTATCGAGCAGACCTTGAGACCACGGGTCGCGGGTTTCATTTGGAAGAATGTTGTTGTTCACCAAGTCCTTGAATGACAGTACTCCAACATGTTTTACGCCACATAGACCCCAAAGTATCATCGTCACGGTGTGACCCCTCTCGTTAAACATCTTTATAAGGTGCTTCAATTGACTAGGATAACCTCCCTTTGCTCCAAAAAATGGTGTACCATTACTCGACAACAGGATATGCATTTACTAAAAATACGTCTATATCGTTTAATTGAAAATTATTTCTTTAACCGCAATGATATGTACAGCCCACAAAGGATGCCTTGTATACATTACCCGTATCTGTGAGATACTGTTCTCTGGAAATTGTGCTCAATGAGTTTTCTTCCGACATTGAAAGATATCGCGTGTTATCATCTTCGAAGATGCAGTCCTGAAGAATCTTTGCCACGGTGTAATTCGCCTTGCGCGTTCCGTCTTGACGGATTCCGTATCCTGTTAGTGTAGAGGAAACTATATAATCTCCACTCGTCAATGGTCCATTAGCGTCACAAACCCATATGGCACCTTCGCCGATGGCATTGAATAATCCATCTCCTCTAGAAATTCCGAAAACATTTGGATCCTTGTGACTTTTGGATAAATTAACATCTGAAATTACATTATTTATTGTAGAAACGCATGAATTATTTACAGAAACAATCATACCTTCTTCTGGAATCATATCTATTCTACCATTGTGAGCGCCCGTGAAACTTAAAAATGATGTTGCCGTAAATGTTCCTGTGTTATTTATAGTAACGTATGTATTACTACCTTGATTAGCAACTTCAACTCCGATATTCATGAGACCTGAATTGTTTTCTCCTATTGCACCAATATTATTACCTTGAATTATTTTAAAAAAAATACCACCACCCGGTGTCTGTAAATCAAACACATTCGAAAATTCAGTTTGCACAAGTTGCGTGAATTGTTTAGTATTTATTCTAAAATTTGTTGTAAATCCCGTCAATTCAAGTTCTCCTTTATTGTTGCCTAAAATTGTAAAATTGTCACCACAAGAAAGATGTTCTACAGAGTCAAAAACATTCGGCAAATACGTAAATGTACTTACTGAATTAGTTACACCAAGACCGAGTTGACCTAAAAAATTATCACCGGTTCCATACACCTTTTCGTTTGAAATTACGACAGTTGTGTCATCTCCCGTACTTATAGCATCTGCATAAATGATAGTATCGGCCTGTGTAAATGATTGTTTATCTGTTGTATTTCCTATTCCAAGCTGACCATAGCTATTGCGACCGGTTCCGTAAATGCGATCGTCGGCTCCTATCATCATCGAGTGTGTACTTCCACATGAAATTGTTTTTACCTCGACAGGTGTTGTTATTTCTGTAAATACATTTATGTCCGTTGTGGTTCCATTTCCAAGCTGACCATAGTTATTATGTCCCGTAGCAGACAGTGAATTATTGGTTCCTATTATCATTGAGAAATCATTCCCACATGAAATTGTTTTTACCTCGACAGGTGTTGTTATTTCTGTAAATACATTTATGTCCGTTGTGGTTCCATTTCCAAGCTGGCCATAGTTATTACGTCCCGTAGCAGACAGTGAATTATTGGTTCCTATTATCAGTGTATGAGATTCTCCGCACGAAACCATGGATGTAATTACTGGTGTCTCATTTGAAGTAAATGAAAATTTGCTAATTGTGCTTTCGATTCCAAGTTGACCATAGCTATTGCGACCGGTTCCAGACAATGTTCCATTTGAATCAATTATCATTGTGTATGAATTACCACACGATACATTGGATACATTATTTCTTATATAAGTCAATTCAGGTGCATTGTCCACGCGTCTTTTCAACCCAAGCTGGCCATAGTTATTAAGTCCCATTCCATAGAGCATATTATCTTCTGTTAAAACCATAACATGTGATGTTCCGGATGATATTTCTTTAATTTTTTTCAGTATTTTATTACTTTTATCTTCTACTTTTAAAAAGTTTCCAGATTTATAAGTTAATGTTGCATTGTCAATTGCCAAAATATTTATTGACTCATCTATATATTGTTTACTAAATTGTCGTATCAAATTTTCTCTTCCTCCTAAATAATATTGATAATTACTACCAACAAAGTATGGAAGATTATCTTTTATTATCGCTGCTTCATATAAAGCCGTAGATACATCTGTTACTCCAGATGTTCCTGCTCCTATGGCGGCCGTGAAGGTTGATGTAAGAGAAGGAACAGCCCAAACACGATATCCTGTTTCCCACACACTCCCATCGTTCTTTAAAATTATTGTATTAGTATAAGACGTATTTATTTTTATTACGTCAGATGATCCTGCTCCTATAGCGGCCGTGAATGATGTTACAGATGAACTCGTAAACCCAAGTCCTAGTGCGCCATTAATATTATACCCCGTTCCCCACACACTTCCATCGTTCTTTAAAATTATCGCATTACCCCCAAAGTCTGATGTATTGGGAGCTGATATATCCGACACTTCGGATGATCCTGCTCCTATGGCCGCCGTGAATGATGTTACATATGGACTCGTAGTCCCAATACCGAGTTGACCAAAATCGTTTTTACCAGTTCCCCACACACTTCCGTCATTTTTTATAATATATCCACTGTTAACTCCCATAGCTATTTTTATTACGTCAGATGATCCTGCTCCTATGGCGCCCGTGAATGATGTTACAGATGAACTCGTAAACCCAAGTCCGAGTTGACCATAATCATTTCTTCCCACGCCATAAACTTTATTATCTTTTGTAAGAATCATTGTTGAATAATGCGAAGCTACTATAGATTGTATTGAACCAAGTTCAAACTCCAAAGCTGTACGAATATACACGGTTGAAAAAATATTATTATAGTTTTTTATGCCCAATTGATTATAACTATTATCCCCAACTGCATATACTCCACCATCATCTTTTAAAACAATTGAATGATTAGGAGAAACACTTAAATCAATAACATTTGACGATGCTGGGCCCAGAGCGGTTGAAAATGTATTTTCAAAACTAGATATTCTTCCAATACCAAGTTGTCCATAATCATTATAACCTCCTGAATAAACTTCACCATCTATTCCCAAACAATGAACGGAGTATCTAGCTGCTATACATTTTTTAATTTTTACTTGTTTAATTTTTTTATCTAACCCTATAACGTTAAAATCACCGACAGTGGTGGAGTGATCTAATGGGTTGTTAAATATGTTTGAACACGTAATTGCTTGAGAATATAATATATTAGATTCTAATAATGTATTTTTTTGATCATCAATTTTGAAAACTTTATCTCCTATGATAGTTTCATTCGATACTGGATTAGATATAAAAAATACATTTCCTGATTGATTTTCTATTCCCATATTAGTATGATATGTATAATCAGGTCTGTTAAATGGTGTAACACGTGTACGAAATTGTCTAGAATTCGTTAGAAAATTTTTGTTTGTATAATCACTATAAATTTCAAACGGTACACCTTGATTCGTAGATCCCATTTCAACATTGCTAATAAAGAAGTTCCCATCAATCTCTAAATTGTGGTTTGGATATTTAGTACCAATGCCCAAATATGACATGACTATTAATTGCCGAGAATTTATTATCCACAGTGATACGTACATCCCACAAATGATGCTCTGTAAACGGAACCTGTATTTGTAAGATATTCATCTTTCGAAACAGTTGTAATAGAATTATCTGAAGATACTGAAAGATACCGAACATTATCTCCGTTAAAGTCACAGTTCTGTAAAATTTTTCCCACCGTGTAGTTTTCCATGTAAATATCATCTTGACGTTTCCCGTAACCTGAAAGTGTTGAAGACGTGATGTAGTCTCCCGAAGAAAGTGGTCCATTCACGTCGGAAACCCATATCGCCCCTTCGCCCAACGCATTGAATGTTTTTCCATCTGAGGAAACGCCATATACATTTGGATCTTCGTTTTTATCTGTTAATTTTAATGTTGGTATGACATCATTGACAGATCTTACATACAGTTTTTCGGATGACACAACCGAAACGATTAGTCCTGGTTCTATGTTATTTCTTGTGAATCCAGTATGCGCACCGGTAAATGGTACGTATGCATTAGCGTAAACTATACCTCTATTATCCACTATCACGGGGTCACTTGTGTAACCTAAATCAATCCCATAAGAATTTAATGTTGCGTTATTATTTCCAAACCGTATACTTGGAAATTTTTGTGTATAATTTTCTGTAGAAAAGCACGATGAATAAACGTCTGGAACAAATATATCTACGCTATATTCAGTAAAATTTAAATAATTTAAAACTGGATCATAAATAAGTTGTCCAGCTAAATATAATTTGTTTTCGTTTATGACAAATGAAGATGTTGCGCCACATGCTATAATCGAACCAGAAACAATAGATGTGTTGGAAGTAAATGTGTTTTGATTATCCGTATTTCCTATCCCAAGTTGACCATTACCATTAGAACCAGAACCATATACATGATTATTTTCATCAATAATAAGTGTATGATGATAACCACAATTTACTTTAGAAGCTTTTAAAGATGGTACTATTGCAGTAAATGTGTTTTGATTATCCGTATTTCCTATTCCAAGTTCACCATTGCCGTTAAAACCAGAACTATATACATCATTATTTCCGTCAATAATAAGTGTATAATTATAACCGCATATTACATTGGATGCAGTCACAAAAGGTGAATTAGCAGTAAATGTGTTTTGAGTATCCATATTTCCTATTCCAAGTTCTCCAAAGAAATTGTTCCCTGAACCATATAGTTTATAATTAGAATCAATTATCATTGTGTGGTTTTGTCCACAAGAAACATCAATTATCGTTGTTCCCAATTCTTCTCCCGTAGTGACAATTGAAGAGGTCGTGTTCACTACGCTGGCATTACCAAGTTGGCCGGAAATATTATTTCCACATGCATAAAGTGTTCCTTCACTTGTCAATACCATAGTATGATATTCACCGGCCTCAATTTTTACTGCATTTGTAATGTCTGGTATTTGTGTGAAAGTATATTTATTATCGTTATTATTAATACCAAGCTGACCGTATTGGTTATCTCCGGTAGTATAAACCGTTCCATCATCTTTTAATATAGCCGAATGTTGACTACCCGCAGATATTTGAATAACATTAGATGTAGCTGCTCCAACAGCTGGAGTAAACACGGGAGTGCTAAATATTTTTTTCCCTATACCGAGATTACCATTAACATTGGTACCGGCGCCCCAAACAGAACCTTCACTTGTTAATAATAGAAAATAATCTTCAGGGTACCCCATCACAGCTGATTGAATTTTCAATGTTATTGGTTCCGAATTTGTTTCAATAATAAGTTCGCCTCCGTATATAGTATGATATAAATTACTTGTAAAATTTGATGTTATAGAGTCAATTGTCAAATTATTGAAAAAAAGTTTATTAGTTCTTAATATTTCAGTATCAACAGTTGTTTTTTTATGATATACAGTCTTAGTAACGTCATTATCAATATAAAATGTTTCTCTATCACCAGAAACTGTAGTATTGAATACAGGCTGGGTTATAAAAAAACTATTATTTTTTTTATCTATACCAAAATCAACATGAGACGTGGAATTTATATCATCACTAGGTGTAATTCTTAAACGCATTTGTCTTGAATCGGTAAGAGAATTTACTTCAATATTAGTGTAATCACTATATATTTCAAAAGGAACATTTACATTGCTAACAAAAACGGTACCTTCTACTTCAAGGGGATGATTAGCAACTCCATCACCAATGCCCAAATATGACATGACTATTAATTGCCGAGAATTTATTATCCACAATGATACGTACATCCCACAAATGATGCTCTGTAAACGGAACCTGTATTTGCAAGATAATCATCTTTCGTTACGGTCGTAATAGAATTATCCGAAGATACCGAAAGATACCGAACATTATCTCCGTTAAAGTCACAGTTCTGTAAAATTTTTCCCACTGTATAATTTGTCATATAAATATCATCTTGACGTTTCCCGTAACCTGAAAGTGTTGAAGACGTGATGTAGTCTCCTAAAGAAAGTGGTCCATTCACGTCGGAAACCCATATCGCTCCTTCACCCAACGCATTGAATGTTTTTCCATCTGAAGAAACACCATATACATTTGGATCATTGTTAATTGAACTTATTTTTAAAGTAGGAATAACATTATTTATAGAAATAATTTGTGGATTGATTAAAGGATCAATAGATACAATAAACCCAGGTTCTATATGTTCATCTATATTACCAACATGTGCACCAGTAAATGATGCAAATCCTCCTACTGAAGTGACTGTTCCATGTTTATTCACGGACATTTCGTATGCTTCTGATCCAATTAATATATTGACATCACTTAATTTTATATTATGTTGATTGAAAATTTTACTATTGGAATTCGACGCTATTAATTGTATTCCAATTTGTGTTTTTTGTGGCGAAGATGTATTTTTGATTTTAAATGAACCCGGTGCGTTTGATGAAAATCTTGAATTTATATATAGATTATTTCCACCTCCAATTGTATTGTTATTAAAAGTAGCAAAAGCTCTTGTAAAACGATTTATTAATAAATCAGTACCGGTCGCGGGGAATGGGATAATGAAAATTTTTCTGGGCATCCCTAACTCACCAGAAACTACCCGACCGGTGCCATATACTTTTCCATCACTTTGTTGTAATATTGAATTACTGTTATCTTCGGAATTTGTAATTATCTTGTAATCACAATAATTATATGTATTGGTGAATACGTTAGTATCATTAGTTGTTCCATTTCCAAATACACCATTATAATTGCGACCAGTTCCATGAACACTCCAATCATTCTTTAAAATTAATGTATAGTCCGATCCTGCTGAAATTTGCGTCACGTCGGATGTTCCTGCTCCTACGGCAGCAGTAAATGTATTTTTATCAACCGTACTTCCTATTCCAAGCTGACCATTAGCATTTCTCCCTGTTCCCCACACACTCCCGTCATTCTTTAAAATTAATGTATGAAGGGACCCTGCTGAAATTTCCTTCACATCATCTGTAATTGAAGTAAATACACTAACAGACGTGGTTAAACTACCGAGCCCGAGTTGACCACTACCATTTCTCCCTGTTCCCCACACACTCCCGTCATTCTTTAAAATTATTGTATGACCCAATCCTCCAGAAACGTCCTTCACATCATTTGTAATTGAAGTAAATACGCTAACAGACGTGGTCCCCGCGCCGAGTCCGAGTTGACCATAATCGTTTTTACCAGTTCCCCACACACTCCCATCATTTTTTAGCACGATTGTTCGATTAAAAAGTGAAAAAACGCGAGAAGCATCCGTCATGCTAGTAGATTCTTGGGTAAACGTTTTTATGGGATCACTATAAAATCCAAGTCCAAGCTGACCACTAGTATTATACCCCGTTCCCCACACACTCCCATCCGATTTAATTATAACAGTATGGTAAGAAGAACTTACATCAGATATATTATTCAATATTTTTATCGGGACAAAGGTTGGTGATATAGTCCGATCAATACCAAATCCATCACCGGTAGATCTACCACAAGCAAATAAATCATCATTATTATCTATTATATACGTTCTTGCATAAATATTATCTTCATTATCATCCACGCCATTAGAACCTAAAGAAATTTTTTTAGCATTTAAGTATGTATAATCAGGATACCAATTTTGTGAATTCATAATTTGAGTCGTTACGTTGGATTCGCCAAATTCCACATCAGAAAATACTATGTTTTTATCGGTATCAAACGTAATTGATGGAACATTTTCACGTTGTATAAAGAAATTATCTCCATTATAATTTTCAAATCCCATAAACACATCTGAAGCTTGTGTTGATAATTTCATATTATTTCTTGAACCAAAATTAGTAGAACTGTAGTCACTATATATTTCAAAAGGGACCTGCTGACTCCGCCTGCCCCCTTCCGTGCCTTCGACGAATACCTGCCCGTATACCTCGAGCGCATGGGTTGGATCCGATGCCATTTCGGTTTTCTATTAGTTACCTAGGAAGAATTTTCCAGGGATTCTATGCGGGCTTCGAGCGATTCTACCTTGGTCAGAAGTTCTTTGATAGCACCACAAAGGACGGGGATTGTTTCTGTATATGCTAAACCTAAAACATCAAAATCAAAATCATCGCGAATACTAGTAGAAATAACTTCCGGGTAATGCTCTTTCCAATCTTGAGCGATAAATCCAATTCTTCTTGACTGATTTTCTTCATCGTATGTATAATTGTAATATACAGGTCTTATGTTGCTGATATTATCTAAACAATTCGTTATCTCAGTAATATTTTTCTTGACGCGCTGATCCGAATTAGGAGTCCATGATGTACCACCCCAAGGTAAATATACTCCAGTAGCACCATTCGATCCTCCATACACAATAAAATTATTATCATTACCAATTCTAAATGTTTTGGCGGTATTCCTTTTTTCAAAATGCATATAATTTGCTCCATTTCTTGATAAATGTAAATCACTTAGAGGATCCGTCACCCCGATGCCGACGTTGCCTCCGTGTTGGATAACCATTGAATGGAGTGCCGTTACTCGACAACAGGATGTGCATTTACCACAATAGTACCTGTGCCGTTTAAATGAAAATTAATGATATTATCATCATAATCCCTGGTTGCCTCGAAGTGTGCTGGAACCTCAAAGTGTGAACGAACCATATCCTCATAGTAATAATCAATTTCGTCTTCGTTGTGGTCTGTGTAGAGCAGGTGGTCGCGCGCATATATGTAATCCGAAAAGGCATCGAATGTGTGATTGTTGTACCACATAAATTCGATATAGCGCTTGTGCCTCCACGTTTGACTGAAAAGTTTGAACATAAAGATACCAACCATGTCGGTTATGTCCGTGCCTCTGTGGTTGTCAAGCTTACAACGTCCTGTGATTTCCCGCCGATGAATATTAGTTAAATTCAATTTGTAACATGCGCGACACAAATTCCATCTGGTACTGGACTTGGGTTTGTAATAGGCCCTTGCCAGAAATTCTAATGGAACTTTATTCTCTCTCTGAAAATATTCAAAGGCGTAATTAACGAAATCATATCTACTGGTCCATCGTAGTGGAACACTGCACCAGTGACATGTTGTGGTTGGATATATCATCCTAAACTACATTACATTGGGTTGTTCTTCTTTAACATTTCTGTCATAACACAACCATCCAGTGACAATATATTTGTCCCCCGATTTAGGTATGACCCCTTCATGCTCGTGAGTCCAATATGGCGGGAACAGAATCAACTTTCCCTTTCTGGCCTTGACCTTGATACCCAGTTGTGGAAAGTTGGTTCCACCTCCCTTTTCAACGTCATTTAGATACCAAAGATACACAAGATTTCTACCTATTGTATCGTCATCGTTCCATGCGGTATTATCACAATGTGGGACAAAACACAAATCTCCCTTTTTAGTCCATTGGATTTGATAACCTTTGTCAGATATTGGTCCTCCGGCTATTAAAACATATTTAGAAAACGATGGACAGACATCGGCAAGTTCACGTAGATGTTTATTTAGATTTTCGTAAAGTATTTTGTCAAGTTCGTCAAGACCTCCTTCAGCCGTCGTCAGATCTGTCGAATTCTTTATTAACGGATTTCTACCCGAACCAGATACACCCGGCCTTTTGTGTGGACTTTCTTGAAATTCTTTGATGATCCTATCACATACATCATCTTCGAGAGCATTTTCCTTCTCAAAAACGAAAGTGTTTTTCTTTACCTCATTGAAAGACATTATTTATCAATAAAGGTTATTGTTTAATTATAAAAACGTAATTAATATGTTTTGGTATAATTGGATACGTGTGATTAGTCGTACCGTTTGAAACTGTGGTGTAGTTATTTGCGTTGTGTGTCCAAGAACTGCTGGAATAAGTATAAGAGTGTGAGTGATTATGAGACATAGTGTTAGAGCCTGTTCCGCCCGAGGTAGCAGAGTGAGTATGATTTCTATTGCTGAAATTTCTTGTAGCTGTATTGTTCCACCCTCTATAATTTTTACTAGTCTGAGTAAAAACATTGAACCGCGACCAATTTCTAGCTGCATTTCCTCGCCTTCCATAACTATGGGTGTTGTGATTATAAGAATTAGTTGATAATGAAGTAGTATAAGTATGACTATGAGTTGTGTTTGATCCGGTATTATTTATATTAGTTTTTGTGCCGTGTGTGTGATTACCACTTGCGTACTTAGCATTGTTCACTCCGTGGGTATGTGATTTAAAATTATTTCTATTTAGAGATACATTAGTATTGTTGGTTGTGTTCCCTGGTGTCCCGCCTGATGCGATCCCTCTGGGAAATCTATCTCCCATATTAAATAACGCCCATCCGTTTGGGATAGTGTTTTGGGTGGAGTTTTCCCACAATGCTATCGTTCCCGCTGGAACTCTGCTCGGATACGCGTCCGGACTCACGATAACTTTATCATAATCTACAGTGATATTGGTCATGGTCAAATTTCCCACTGTTATGGAAGTTGCGGCAACATTATTTACATTGATATCACCCTGTACATGTAGATCACATTGTGGATTTGTCAATCCTATGCCAATATAACCATTCGTTGTTATAACCAGATCTTTGGTTGATTCCAAAACACCGGTATTCATGGGTTTTGAAATATAAAAGTATGTACCAGTGTTTGAAATGCCCATGTTCGCAAATCGTTCCGTTTGAACGGTATATGGTGTCTTCGAAATGCGAAGTTGTCTAAAAAACGTTTCAGGATCGGACGAAAAATTACTATAAATTTCGACTGGAACATTGTTGGTGGTTTTTCCTCCTTCTGCTGAATTTACAAATAAATCACCATCAATAAACAACTGTGATGTCATAATCTATAATAAGATAACTAAATTAATCTTTTCTAATAAGACGTACATTATAATGCAATGGAACTATATTGAAATTTGCAGCATTTCCTGAATTATTTGCCGTATGAGTATGATATGCCCCCACTTCACCTGACGCTACATCATTCGCCGCGGCATGGGTATGGGTGTGTGTTGGTGCGTTGGTGTTGGCAGTATTTACATTATGGTTGTGATTATTTGGAGCAGCCCCCGTGGTGAAATTATCATCAACGGTATTAGTAGAATTAGCTCCTCCATTAAATACAAAAAATGAGTTGGAGGTGGTTGTGCCACACGTCCCATAATTATAACTGTCTGTATAACTATGAGAATGATTTGCAGGGTTAGCTGCATTTGTGGGTTTAAAAGCTTTCTCGTGTACATGATCTCCACCAGCTCCAGAATTACCGGCGTTTAAATTATAGGTGTGACCGTGTGATGTATTGTGCGCTCCAGTGTTGTGCGTGTGAGTTATATGCTTTGTTAATGCAACCGAATCATTTCCATCATTAATATAAGTATTATTTGTCGAATCGTTTTTTATCATTAACATTTTTTCATAAAAATTTGAAGTTATATCTGTCCACCCATCTAAAGCAGTTGTTACAGTTGTCATTAATATGGTACCACTAGGGAAAGTCGAATAAGCATTTCCAGTAGAACCATAATGCAATGTGTTGCACGAAAGTGTACCATTAACGGTTAGAGAGGTATTAGTGATATTTATAGTATCATCGGCTGTTAACGTATTTCCAACAAAAACATTTCCATTGATATCCAATTTTTCTGTTGGAATTTTACCAATACCGACATTACCGGTTTGATCTATGCATAAATCGACGAGTGTACTTTTACCTGCCTCAAGAGTCGTTGGACCATTTATATAAAAATGAGAACCAACATTGCTTTCGATGCCAATGTCTGTAAATTTGTCAGAACCCGAAACTGGCGTAATTCCAAATCTTAAATCTCTAGACGTTATAGTCTGAGTTACCGTTCCCGATATATCTACTGGCACACTTCCACTGTCTATATTGCTTACGAACATAGACCCGCCAACATCAACTCTGTGATTTGACATTCTATGTATATGCAAGTTTTTTAATCAATCTAATTTGACGATAGGATGGCGTAAGATTCACAGTTATGGATGCAACAGAGTCGCCACCAGGTGTAGAAGTGTTTATGGTATGCGAATGAGAAGAGGATGCATTACCAGGATCTGTTTTTGCTATAGCATGTGTATGATTTGCACCGGTCGATGCGTTATGCGTGTAATTTACATTATGTATATGATTTTCGGCAACAGTTGACGTATTTCTAACAGCATTCCCCTGGAGCTGATTTTTATTATGGCTGCCACTATTAATAGTTATATTATTGACTCCGCGGTCCGTCCAACCTCCATGACGATGTGAATGATTGCCAGTGTTTACATTGTTTACATTGTGTTGATGGTCATATGTTCCTGTTCCAAGTGCATTCATATTATGGTTGTGTGTGGTCGAAGATATCTTTGCATTCTGGGTTAAAATATGGGTGTGTGAATATGCTTCATTTATAGTAAATGGATCTTGATTTTTCGTACTTACAGCCGTTTGGTTGGTATTTGATCTAAGATAATATCCAGCACCAGGATCAACGAGTACCCATCCGACCGGGATATCTGCAATGTTACCGTCCCACATGACTATAATCCCTACCGGTGGAACGATATTGCTTTGGCACGAAAGAGATGTGACCGTTAAGTTTGTAACAGTAGCATTTGTTGTATTTTCGTACGTAGTTATTGTTGGGTTGATATTACCCGATGTACGCAAATCGCCATTTATTTGAAGTATTTCTTCCCGTACCGGCGAAGTCGAATAATTTATAAAGATTTTACCGTCTGAATTTATTCTGAGATTGTTTCTTGGATCGGAAAGTGAAGTGAAAGGGTTAGATATATAAAAATAGTCACCTGCTGAATAATCCAGCCCCATATCCACGAATACATTTGAATTTGCTGGTGTGTTAACACGAAACCTCAACTGTCTAGAATATTCATAAACAGATGTTGCGTAATTAGTGTAATCACTGTATATTTGAAATGGGATTTTTGTTCCCGAATCCATAAATGATATCAAAACATTAGATGTGGATTCAAGAGCATGCAAAGGATTTCCTACGTCTGGGAATGACATAGTTTACTATTCTTAGCTGTTAGAATTTTCAAGGATATTTAATCGTGTCTCGAGCTCTTGGATGGATTTTATCAAGTATGGAACAAACTTGCTGTAATCGATGCCTGCTATTTTCAAACCATGCCAGTTTGTATATTCAGAATCGATGTTCGTTCCTATCTCATTTTCTGGAGGTAGATCAAGTAAATATTTCAATTCCGGGACATTGTAGTATATATCCTGAACTATTAAACCAGCTTCACGACGTTTAGTTGTCTTTAAATCGTATAGTTTTGGCTCTATTTTTAATATAGTTTGTAATGCATTTTTCAATGGGATTATATTTTCTTTTATACGATAATCGGAAGCTTGACTAAATTGTCCTGCGCGTACACTCAATCCTTCAATAGTGTCTGTCGCTATTAGGTTGGACGTATTTATTAGATTAGAAACCGTCATGTCATACGAAGAAATATTCGATATCTGACCTGCTTCCGTTGTAAGAGTTCCGTATATTAATGTAGCAGCTGTAAGTGTAGCTCCCCCTGACATGTTCAGATTTGACTGGACAATGATAGAATCGCCTCCACCTGCACTCAAAGTCAGCTGTGAATTTCCTGTGATAGCACCCGCGGTTAAAGTAGAACCCACCATAATCATGTCCGACTGGACGTTGATTGTCCCTCCAGAGGCGCTTATGGTCAAAGGCGAACCACCTTGAATATTTGAAACTGTAATCGTTCTGAAGGTTGCGTCGCCGTTATATTGGATGCTTGCTTTCAAATTTCCGTTTTCATTGTAAACTTGCAAACAATCGTCGGTATTGCCACCATTCGCCAAAAGTTGTAAGGAAGCATTAGGAGTACCTGGAACAAATAAATTGTTCGCGACCGTAAGATTGGAAGACTCGACGTTGGACGCACTTAGGGTTCCTGGAACGTTAACGACGTTATCACCAGTATTATCTATATACAAACGGTTTTCACCCCTGGTCACGAGTGAAATTTGATTACTTCCGAATATATTACTGTTTCCGAACACGATCGCAGCCGGGCTTTCCCCTTTCTGATCCTGATTAACGATAGCTCTTGTATAAACATATGTATTAGTACTAAGCCCTGGAACATTAGAGTTCATATATAGGGAACGATCGGTTTGTCCTCCATAGTGTAAGAAGCTGTCACTAGTGGTGATGGTCCCCGAAGCCTGAACCTGACCCGAAACGGTTGCTGATGCTGCAGTTAGGGAACCCGTAGACGAGATGGTCGCTCCCTGCACAAGATAAGTTGCGACCAGATTCGCAGTGGACAATGTTCCATGCACAAAAAGATTGGTCGCGACATTTGCATCACCATTGACATCCAGGCGATAGGCGGGCGTTGTTGTATTTATACCGACGAAACCATTCCGATCTCCTGGTCCTTGTTCTCCCCCCGATATGAAGAGAGCACTAGCCGAATCATCTTGAATGTCAATTATTGGTTTTTGTCCAGTTTGTTTAACAACAAGCGCTGGACCAGTACCTTCATTTATAATAACAAGATTACTTGTCTCTGTGGTTGATGTTGTGATACTTACGACGCCTCCAGACACCGTGAGATTTCCATCTATCCGCGCGTCTTCGCTGATTAGCAGTGTAGGTGCACTGACCGTATGGGATACAAATAGATTTCCCAAGACATTGTGAGTGTTGGTGACCGTGAGGTTGGAGGTCTCGACGTTGGACGCACTTAGGGTTCCTCCTATGAAAGCATCATTTGTAACTGTATTGAGGTTAGTGACCGTGAGATTGGAGGTCTCAGTGTTGGACGTAATTAGGGTTTCAGAATAAAGAATAGACGCACTTAATGTTCCATCAATATTTACGTTAGCACTTGAAGTGATACTGGATGCAATTATTGGTCCAGTGACCGTGAGGTTGGAGGTCTCGACGTTGGACGCACTTAGGGTTCCTCCTATGAAAGCATCATTTGTAACTGTATTGAGGTTAGTGACCGTGAGATTGGAGGTCTCAGTGTTGGACGTAATTAGGG